TTCAGAACAACTGGAACGGACAAACAACCCACGCCGGTGTAAAGGTGGTCCCGTTGGGCCTCAAGTATTCAGCTATAAGCGTACCCCCTGAAGCAATTCAGTTTATTGAAACGCGAAAGCTACAAGCGGCTGAAATTTGCCGCATTTTTAACGTCCCCCCGGCTTTGGTCCAGCTTGACAGCCAGACCACCTACAACAACGTTGAACAGCAAAACGCCCAATTTCGGACCAACCTTTTGCCATGGTTTAAACGGATTGAGCAGGAGGTTTTGCGCAAGTTGGTCGCCCCTCGGGACCGTCAAAGCGTTGTCGTCCAATTTGATACTTCCGGTTTTTTCCGGGCTGACATGACAACACGTTCTGAATTTTACCGCGAAAGTTTGGCCGCCGGTTGGCTTTCAATTAATGAAGTACGGCACCGCGAAGGGCTAAACCCCGCCCCGGGCGGCGATCAATACACGGTCCAAGTGAATCAGATCGCGTTGGACCGTCTCGGCGCGTATTCGGATAAAATAAGCGAACCCGAAAAGCAAGAAAATGAAAGAGAATAAGAGAGCCGAAAGCCTCCGGGCTAAATACGGCGAGGAAATCGAAGTCCGCGCCGCTGAGGTTCGCGCCTCGCAAGATGTGGAGGGCATGCACATTGAAGGATATGCGGCTCTTTATGATGACCCCACCGCAATAACGCCGACGCTTACGGAGAGCATTTCGCGCGGCGCTTTCGATGATGTTTTGGGGGACGATGTGCGGTTGTTGCTGAATCACGAAGGCGCGCCCCTCGCAAGGACCGCAAACAGCACTCTGGAATTGGTAGCCGATGAAAAAGGGCTTTTTTACCGCGCCGAGCTTGCCGACACAACCGCCGGGCGGGATCTTTATACAATGATCAAACGCGGCGACATTAGCCAAAGCAGTTTCGCTTTCATTATTGGCGAAGAGCGCCGGGACGATCAAAACGTGCGACACATTACAAAAGTAGCCGCCCTCCTAGATGTAGCACCCGTGACGTATCCGGCCTATGAAGCCACAACGGTTTCGGCAAGGAGCAACGAACCAAAGCCCGCGGCGCCTAAATTTGAAACGGAAAACCGTCAAGAAATGGAATTTAAAAAAATGAGCACTCCCGACCTCCAACAGGAGCGCGGGACGACCTACGAAGAAATGGCCGCCCTAATGGGGGGAATTGAAGGCCAAGACCGCTCCCCGTCTGAGGATGAAGCCGAGCAAATTCGGAAGTTCAAAGGCACATTGGCGAAGCTGGATTCGTGGATTGAAATGCGCAAAACGCAAGAAGATGCGGTGACCCGCATGGCTCAAAGTGGAAGCTCCAGCACCTCGGAAGCTCGAGAAGTTCGAAGCATCAACAAACGGTTCAGCCTTTCGCGGGCGATCTTGGCAACCTCGCAAGGTAGGCCCCTGTTGGGCGCCGAACTGGAGTGGACATTGGAGGCGCAAAAGGAAGCCCGAGACGCGCAAGTGCCCATGGAGGGCCAGTTTGCGGTGCCTATGAAGGCGGCGCAATACCGCACCATTGGAGCGCACCCGGATCAGGACGCACCAAACGCGGCACTGACGGGTGGCGGTTCTGGTTTTGTACCCACGCAAGTGCCCGGGGTTATTGGTGGCCTTTATGCCCCGGCAATTGCTCAAGAGGTAGGTGTGACAATTTTGCAAGCCTCGGGGGATATCAAAATGCCCAAGGTGACCACCAAAGCCGGCGCAACAATTGTCAAGGGCGCCGATTCTACATCCCAGCAGGTTCACGAAGAAGCCGGCAACACAACCGCCGGCGGGTTGGTTTTTGGGGCGGTCAATTTGACCCCGCAAAGGATCAGCACGAGCGCAACGTACACAAAGCAACTCCTAATCCAAGGGGGCGCCGGTGTCGATGCGGCAATCTCGAACGAATTGGGCCAAGCCATGGCCCTTGAAGTTGACGAGTTGACTTTTGCCACAATTGTCGCCGCTTTGACGGGAAACACTCAAACCACCGTAACGGACCACATTGCCGCCGCCGAAGGTGCAATCGTTGCGAACGGCGCAAGGTTGGGCAATATGAAACACGTGGCAAGTGCCGCCGCGCACATTTTCGCCCGTGGTGCAAGTTTCACGGGTACGGGAGGCGCCCCTGCAATGGACGGCACCGTCCTTGGCGGGCGGCCTTATTACGTTACTCCAAACATCGGGGCGGGGTCGACAATTTTGTCGGGAGATTTCGGAGCCGGTGCGATGCTTGCGCTATTTGGTGGCCGAGATTTTCTGGTGGATCCGTACAGCGCGGCCACTTCAGGGCAGGTAGTGGTCTACCAGCACCAGTTTTGCGACGCGGCTCTCCGCCAAGCCGGGGCCCTCAGCCTTTCCGGAACTATTACCGGATAAGTCAAAACACACCGAGCAAAAGCGGGGGCCGAGTTGGTCCCCGTTTTTTTTGTCGGTTTTTTCTTGCGGGTGTCAAAAATGGCTGTATATTTACAGCAACAAACAACACAACCCCCAACGATATGGACTTTGCATTCAACAAAAACAACGGCGAAACCGCTTTTAATCACACTTTGATCCCTTTCCGGATTAAAGGCATTTTTTGGGATCTCAGAAAGACAGACGAAAAGCTCGACAAATTGACCGAAACAGAGCTTTCGGATATTGAAGCCCTTCTGCATTCAGTAGCCGACGAAAACCGCGCGGTGGCCAACTTGACAACGGGGGCAAACCATCACGGCTATAGCGTTTCAGACTTGTGCAAATGGGAGGCCCGTTGCATTGTGAACACCTGCCTGCAAGCCGCTGGAGGCATCAAGCATTTCAGGTACCAAAAAAGTAAAAGAGAGCAATACGCGCGCAAGTGGTCTAACTAATTGCAGGCGCTGAAGGAAGTGCAACGGACCAAGAGCCCCGCCCAACCCGGCGGGGTTTTCTTTATCTTCGGGCATGATCCAAATTGAAGAAACTAGCACCGTAGACGTTTCAGGGATTCTCACGACCGCCGCTTTAAAGGATCATTTGAGAGTAGAGCACGACCAAGACGACCAACTAATTGAAACCTTGCGCGGCGCGGCTTTTGCGTACTTAGAAAGCTACACCGGCTCGCGTTTTGGATCTCGAACCGTGAACATTTGGCTAGACTTTTGGCGATCTTGCGAAATTCCCGCGCGCCCAGTTACTTCTGTGACAGATGTGAAGTATTACGATCAAAATGGCGACCTTCAAACGCTTGACACTTCTAAATATTTCACCGATTTAGTCGGGCATTCTTCGCGCGTTCGCTTTATTAATACGCCGGCGCTACAGCCCAACGGGTTGAACCGGGTAAAAATTGAGGCCGTGTTGGGATATGCAACCGCCCCGGATCCGATCTTGGCCGCCGCGAAATTGTTGGTCGGTCATTTGTACGACCAAAGGCAAAACGAAGTAGTTGGGACAATTTCTTCGCCTTTGGTTGTCGGTGCGCACGCACTTGCGAACCCGTACCGCGTTCTGTCTTACGCATGAGATTCGGAAAGCTGGACCGGCGTATTCGGTTCAAAAAATACACGGCCGCCCGGGATTTATACGGCCAAAAAACGGCGGTGCTTGAAAACCTCAGCAACACGGACACCGCCTTGGGCAATGTTTGGGCCGAGTGGATACCTAAAGGAAGCCCAAAAGAATCGCGGCACGCGTTGCAACTCTTTCCGGATCGGGACGGGTTCTTTAATATTCGGCACCCGCGCGGATCGTTTACGGTTGACGAAGAACAGGTGGTCGAGTTTGACGGAGAGGAGTACAACGTTGTCGGATTTCAAGAAATTGGCCGCCGCTCGGGCTTGCGCATTTTTGTCAATTTGCGTAAATAATGGGGAGGCTATCGGCGGGCATATCGGGAGGCGAAGCGGCCACCGGTTACGGGGCAAAATCTACAAACGGCCCACGGATTGAAGTTTCGATGTCCAGCAACTTGGAGCACGTTTTGCGGGGTTTGGACGACCTTGCGAAATACCAAAAAAAACACCGGGACAAGGTTCGAGCCGCGCACAAACTGGTCGCCCTTTCAGGCCGTCGAAAACTCAAAAAAGGGATTCAGGATTACCACCGGGACATCGTAGTCAAGCGCAGAAATTCAGAAATTACAATCCCGCGGGGCACGCTGAAAAAATCAATTAAAGTATTTAGACCCAAGGACGACCAAACCAACTGGTGGCTCGGGCCGAAAACGGGAATTTTGAGAAGCGGAAAAATCGGGGCCGTCCACGATGGATGGTTTGCGCATTTTGTGGAGGGTGGTTCCTCTCCATTTTTGCAAGGCCGAAAAAATCGAAATTATCGATGGTTTGAACGGTCGCGGCCCGGGGCGGTGTCCAATATGCAACGCAACCTCCACAAACAGCACGGCAAACTTTTGAAAGAAATCTACGGGGCAAAATGACAGCAGGAAAAGCAATTTTTTACATTTTGACCGGATCGGAAGAAATCGCCGCAATTGTTGGGGCTCGGGTTTTTCCCGAAATCGCCGCTCAGGATGCGGTTGCCCCGTATGTAGTTTACCAGCTTTCCAGCGTTGAACCACAAGACACAAAAGGCGGCCCGAGCACTTTGGACGAAGTGCGGTTTGAGGTGTTCTGCGTTTCAAACGAATACACCCAAGCCCAAGACCTCACGGAAGCGGTGCGCGGCGCTCTGGATCGCGCCACCGGCACTTTCTCAGGTGTCCCGGTCCAGTCGGTGCAATATTTAGACGAGGATGCAGAATTCGAGGACACGACCCACGAATACTTTACAGAAACACGCTACCTCATGCGCTTACAACGCGCGGGGACCGTACCCAATACCGGCGGCGAAATGATCACAATACAAGAAATTGACGGCACCCCTTCGGCTGATATTACTACCCTGAAAATTCCCAACGGGTACCTCAGCATCGCGGGCGCGGTTGCAACCTTAGCCTACCCGGCGCCCGTAATTTTGGAAGCCGCTAAAGCTGTTCCCACTTCCGGAATAGTTGGAGCAACTCCAACCAATTACAACGGCACAACGCAAACGCTTCTGCCGTTGCACAGCGTCACCGATCAAACCCACGAAAACCAAGCGGCGATCCAGTCGGGAGGATTGCGAATTGCTTGGGATGGGTTTGTTCGGTTGTGTGCTGTTGTGACAATTTCAACCGAAGGCTCCCACCATGGAGCGGTTAGAATTGAAATAACCACCGCCAACAATTCGCGAACGCTTGCCGAGGGTGTCGCCTACATTCCCGGAAGTCATGGAGTGAACGAAGGGACGGTCAGTTTGGAAACGTTGGAAAGTACCACAGGGGAAGCCGGTGACCATTTTGAATTGAGAGTGACGGATTTAGACAACAGCACCAACGGCGTATATATCAAAGCCGCCGCCCTTTGCGTGTACGGCATTGATTGAGGGCCGCGGGTGTTTATCTTTGAGCCATGGCCGATTTCATTTTTGAAAATTGGGCGGCGCTTTTGCTCGCCCTGATCGCATTCGCGGACGTGGTTGTCTCAATCACGCCAACAAAAAAAGACGACGCCGTGCTCGGCTATTTTCGCCTTTTGGTGAATGCCATCACAGCCGACAAAAAAAACACCCCCCCAACACGTTGAACCCATGGCAATTTTAAACGGCTCTCTTTTTCTGATTGCGATCGATGCGGAAGGCGGCACGGTCGCACCTGTACAACTGCAAACCGAAACGAGCATCAGTATCGAACAGGAGGAGCTCGAAGTTACGGACAAGGATTCGCAAGGATTTCACAAAGTCATCGCGGGCAAAAAATCCGGGTCTTTGAGTTTTTCGGCTTTTGTTGACACAACAACGGCGAGCGGAAAGAAGGGAATTGAAGACCTTTTGGCGCGTTTCAATGTTGCCACCGTCCCGGGGGCCGGAACGTTTCAACGCGGTACCCTGATCGATTGGAAATTTGAAACGGGTTCGAGCACCGGCGATTTAGCTTTTGCCGGTTCTGGTCTTTTGACTTCGCTCGAAATTAGCGCGGGAACTGAAGAAACCGCGACCGTATCGGGGTCCGTCACCATGTCGGGACCGTACACCGCACTAGTGGTTGCCTAATGGCAAAATTTGAGCACAACGGCACGGCCTACGAGTTGCGGTGTGACGTTTTAGCAATTAGCGAAACGGAAGCCGCCACGGATTACCGCCTTGAAAAAATGGGCTCCGGCGGTGTTGTTGAGGTTGCGACGTGGGTTTATTTTTTCGCCAAGCGCGGCGAAGAACACGCGGGGCGCGTTTGGGATTTTGAACTCGTCCAATGGTTGGGCGCAATTGAAATGTCAGATATTGAGCCACTTAGCGCGGCCGTTGCTGATTTGCTGGACCTCGGCGGCGATAAAAAAAAGAAGCCGGAGAGCCCCTAAGCCTTGCCCGAATTTTAGAATTTGGGCTAGGTGTTCTTCGGGTACCTTGGGGCGATCTCCAAACGTGGACTCTCCCAATAATTGCCTCCGCTTTTTCTGGTCACGAAAAAGCCCAAGACCAAGCGCACAGAACGCAATGGGAGCAGACCCGGTGGTTGGCTACCATTATCTTGCAACCGCACGCCAAAAAGGGCCGAAAATTGAAACCGTCCGATCTTTTGGCCTTTCCTTGGGAATCAAAACCAGAGGGGGCCAGCGTGGAGGATCTTTTCAGTTTAGCCGCAAACAGCGCAACAAATGGGGAGAATTAAGGATCTTGTCCTAAATATTGGGGCAAATACGAAACAGCTAAACAAGGAGCTCGGGAAAACCCGCTCCAAGTTTCGGCGGACCTTTGGAGAAATTCAAAACCTCGGGAAGTCTCTATCCGTTGGAGTGTCGGCACCGCTTGCGGCCTTTGGGGCGATCGCCTCGAAAACCTTCGTGGATTTCGAGTTTCAAATGGCCAAAGTCAAGGCGGTAAGCGGGGCAACGGCTGAAGAATTTAAACAGCTCGAGAACCAAGCGAAAGAACTAGGCCGGACCACAATGTTTACGGCGTCCGAGGTCGGCGGGCTTCAGTTGGCGCTTTCCCGTTTGGGTTTCACCTCGGGAGAAATACAGGGGGCCACCGGCGATATTTTGAACTTGGCCCAAGCGGCCGACGCTGATCTTGGTCAGGCCGCCGACATTACCGCAAGCACGCTCCGCGCTTTCGGGATGGACGTTTCACAAACGGGACATCTTGCCGATGTTATGGCCGCGAGTTTTTCAGGCTCGGCGCTTTCAATGGATAGCTTTTCCAGTTCAATGCAGTTCGTTGCGCCGATTGCAAAGGCGGCCGGGGTAAGCGTTGAACAGACAAGTGCAATGTTGGCGGTTTTGGCCAATAACGGAATTCGCGGAAGCAAAGCCGGCCGAGCCTTGCGGCGCATTTTTGGCGAGATGAACAAAACCGGGAAACCGGTGAAGGAGGCCATTGAAGAATTGGCCAAAAGCGGACTGGATCTTGGCGCCTCCTTTGATGAAGTAGGAAGAAGCGCACAAACGCAACTGCTTGTCCTTGCGGAAAACGTTGACCAAATTGACCCGCTAACGGAACAATTTGAAAACGCCGACGGCGCCGCGGCAAGAATGGCCGCAACTATGGCCGACACGACCCACGGCGCGTTGAAAAGGATGACAAGCGCGGTCGAGGGTGCCCAAATTGCGGTCGGTTCTGCATTGGCTCCAACGCTCGAAGGCTTGGCGAACATTGTGGGCAAGGTAGCCGGATATTTTGCCAGCCTGAATCCCACAACTACGAAAGCCGCAACGCTGTTCGGGGGTCTTGCGGCCGCCGCTGGACCGTTGTTGGTCATTTTGCCGAGCTTGGCCCAAGGTATCAGAATGGTTGCAATGTCTACGCGCTTTCTTGCCGGCCCGGTTGGCATCCTAGTTTTGAGCCTGACGGCCTTGTTGCCGGTGTTTACGGATTTCAGCCTAAAAGCGCAAGAGGCAACAACCAGCGTTCAAGGAACCACAACCGCGATCGAGGACATGAACCGCGCGCAATTGATTGCGGAAGCGGATCTTAAAAGCCTTGGCGGCACAACGGCAGAACAGGTTGCCAAGATCAAAAAAAACCGGGAAGACCTTGTCAGCCTGTACGCCGACGAAGCCGCCGAGCTTGAAGACCTGTTAGCGCTTGCCGAATCGGATGGGCTGGACTATATGGGAAAGAAACGCCTTGACCAGTTAAAGGCGTATTTGAAACCGCTGGAAAAAATGGTCGCGGCCAACGACGAACTTTTGGCGCGTTTGGAAGAAATCGGAGAACAGGAGGACGACAACAACGACAAAAGAACGGACGCGGCCACTTTGAAGGCTTGGAAAGCGCAAGCCAAAAGAGAAAAAGAGCACGCCCAGATAATGGCCCAACAGCGGGCCATGGAGATCGCCGACGATGAAAGGTTGGCCGAATTGGCCAAGCAAAAAAGGCCAACGGATCAGGGCTTTGAGTTTGACACCTCCGGATTGGTTGCGGTCAATATGGAGCCGGAAGAAGAACTTGACGAATTCAGCCCAGAACTAGACACGCTCGGCCAAAAGTTGGTCGAGAACCGCGAAAGGGCGATCGCTTTCGGTCAGGCTTTAAACGGTGCGATACAAGAAGGCGCCGCGGCTATGGCCTCAAATATGGGCTCAATGCTCGGAAGCATTGCGGCCGGTACCGGAAGCATTCGAGATTTATCTAATACGTTTTTGACCGGTCTCGCTGATCTTGCGATAAAAATTGGACAGATTGCAATCAGCACCGGCGCCGCAATTTTAGGAATAAAGAAAGCCCTTGAAACGCTGAATCCAGCGGTCGCAATTGCCGCGGGTGTTGCCTTGGTTGCCCTTGGAAGTTTTGTAAAAAGTAGCCTAGCAAAAGCCGCCGAAGAAGCTCCAAAACTGGCCTCTGGAGGACTCGCTTACGGTCCAACCCTCGCAACCGTCGGTGACAATCGCGGGGCAATGACAGACCCCGAAGTTATCGCGCCGCTTTCGAAACTGGAGGGAATGATTGGCGGCAGTTCCGTAAACGTTACCGGCAGAATAGACGGCCGCGATTTGGTATTAATACAGGAACGCGGACAAAACAGCCGGCGCCGAAATACCGGAATTCGATGAAAAGACACGAGGCAGAATTTGACGACGACCGCGCGATCCGGTACCGGGTCGAGATTCACGATTCAGAGTTTAGCGGCACGGCTTCAGCTCTACAGCTTGGCGGCTCGGGTTTCGAACTTGAATGGGACGGGGACATCGACAACCCGTTCTGCGGGGTTATTGGGTCGGCCTGTAGTGTGGATATTTTAGACCTCGATGCAAATTCGGCCGGCCTACTTTCGGCAATGTATGAAGCCAGCGAAGGGCGTTTTACGTTGCGAATTTATCGCAGTACCAACGGCGGCAACTCCTTTTTGCTGTACTGGTCGGGGGTTGTTTTACTTGATCACGACCGCCGCGACCAACCGTTCGAGCTGTTCACCTTGCGCGCCTCGGACGACCTGACAAATTTAAAGAGCTCGGATTATTTGCAAGCCTCGGGCGCCGAATATGGAGACCAACCAACCCTGCCCGTTGTGGTTGCTCGGTGTTTGTCCAAGATTCGACACGGGGACGCATGGACCGCCGCGGATAATTTTTTGCTAATTAATGACGCCCGCCAACACGCCGACCACACCGGCGCGCCCTATATAGATAAAATTGTTTTCCCGTCTCAAAAATTGCGCAACCTAGACGGGGACGGGACGCCACAATATTACAGCGCGGCCGAGGTTCTGGATAATGTTTTGCTAAATCTTGGCGCGGTTTTGTACCAATGCGACGGCGCTTTTTTTGTCGAAAATGTCGCCTCCCGAGCTGACGGGGTTAAGACTTTCCGAACGTTTCAACAGGATGGAACACCGGGGACGGGCGTAATTTTTACCGGTCACGGCTTGCAAGCATACCAACCGACAGCGCAGGCCCGGTTTTTGACTACAAACGACGACCAAGAGCGCATCAAGCTCTCCGGCTGGACCGGCTCCCAGTTGCCCCCGTTGCGAGAAGTTCGAACCGCTTACAACTACGGCGGCACCGGGGTAGACTGGAACGGGCTTGTGCCGGGTGGGGTGTTTAGCTCCAATTTTTGGGAAACAAACGGCTACGGCGGCGCCGATGGGATCCAAACCGGCGACGTTTGTACGGTGGTTTTCGGGTATTATTTAAGTATCGGAGGCGATCCAAATTTGAGCGCGGGCACCGGTGTACGGTTCAAATTCGAACTAGGCTACCGGCACGGCACGACCTACGGTACCCGGCCCGCAATTGTGTCCACCCAAGGCGGCCAAACCGTGGTCGAGGACTACACAACCAACGGCCAAAATATCGAATGCTTTGCTATCAATTACGGCGCGGCTGA